ATCAAGATGGCCGATGCCGAACTCAGCCGCCGCTTGAATATTCAGCGGAGGAATGGCTCTATAACTATCGCTCCGGAAAGCGAAACGCATTCGCTTCCTACTGACGTACAGCAGCTTATTTCCGTCTCTAATTTGCAGCTAACTCGTCAGAGTAGCCGTATTAACGAAATGTCTCTGACGAGCTACAGCACTATCTTGGAACTACGCGCCTCGACTAATAGCACTCACATTGCTCCGTACTATTACTTTGAGCGCCGTGATGGAGTTGCCCCTAAGTTAGAGTTAGTTGGGCCGTTCAGCGCCTCTAACCCAGGCAGTATGGGTGTGCTGTACAGAACTGCAATCCCTGACTACTCGTCCGAAGATGCGTCGTGGGTAGAAGACAGCTACCTAGACCTCTATACCTACGCCGTTATGAAGCACGCTGCGGTCTTTTCTCGTGAAGAAGAGCGTATTCAGTTTTATGTCGGATTGATGGAAGAAGCCCTGAACACTGCTTTGCAAGAAGACAAACACGAAGTCCAGTTTGGCGGGAGCCCTCTTTACATGAAGCCGCACCGTCCTGTACCGCGCCGCCGGTAAACCTAACCTAGGGGTAGATAAATGGCAACTGCATCTTACTCATTTACGCTTCCTACAGTAGGCGGCGACAACAACGATTGGGGCGGGTTTCTTAACGCTAATTGGGAAAAAGTTGACGACCTTCTGGACGGCACCCTAGACGTTGACGGTATCAGCATTGTTGGCGGCTCTATAAGTGGGATCACTGACCTAGCTATCGCGGACGGCGGAACCGGAGCGTCTACTGCGCCAGATGCCAGAGCGAACCTCGGCGTTACTGGAATGTATGTCGGCAACCAAGTGTTCACATCATCGGGAACCTATACCCCCTCCGCAGGCGTCACAAAGGCTATCGTCCATATGGTCGGCGGTGGCGGTGCAGGTGGCGGTGCTGACAGCGACGCTGCAAACCAATCAGGAGCAGGAAGTGGTGGTGGTGCGGGAGGGTACATCGTTGTCGAACTTGACGTGAGTGCTGGCAGCTATTCTTCAACTGTCGTTGTGGGTATCGGAGGCAATGGTGCATCTGGGGGCGATGGGTCCGCTGGCGGAGACACCACATGGGATGACGGAACCAATGACTACACTGCTGGGGGCGGTGGTGGCGGGAACGCTCTTACAGACGCATCAGCAACTTCTTTTATTGGTGGCGGAACGACAGGAGCTTCTGCTACTGCGTCTGGAACAACGCCGCTAATTCTAGCAGGCGGTAGCGGCGGACATGCTGCCATGACGTTCGGGGATAGTGGCAGTGCGTCAGGCAACGGCGGCTGCGGCCCTTGGGGCGGCGGAGGAAAAGGCTCCATTGTTCGCCCTCTGATTAGCCCCTCTGACGGCGACGCTGGGGCCGCTCCAGGTGCGGGCGGTGGAGGGGCGGCAACTCTTGGAGGTGTATCAGCTAGGGCCGGAGGTGACGGCGCCGACGGCATCATTATCGTCTACGAGTACATCGACTAATTTAGGAGATATATCATGCGTATTGCTATCGTCGTAGGTCATAATCGCCAAGCACAAGGCGCTGTGCGAGTTACTGACCGCGTAAGTGAGTATGTCTGGAACGGCGATCTAGCCACGCGTATCGAGAAGTTAGACAGCGGTAGTGTTAAGGTGTTTTACCGAACTCCTGGTGCCGGCGAAATTAGCCGCGTTTACCGCGAAGTCGCTGCATGGAAAGCAGATTGCGCAGTTGAACTGCACTTCAACGCTTTTCGGACTGCTGGGGCACATGGCTGTGAGACTTTGCATGGCACGTCTTCTGCCAGTAAACAGCTTGCTCAACATCTGCAAAGAGAGATGCTTCTAGCTCTTGGTAATCGTAATCGAGGCATTGTCAGGCGCGCGTCTGGGCGCGGGTCTACTGCGGTTAATCAGCGCGCGCAACCCACGGCGCTAATTGAGCCTTACTTTGGCAGTAATCCATCAGAATGTGTGCTAGCCGCAGAATATAAGGACGCCCTAGCGCAGGCAATTCTTAACGGCGCTAGAGAGTTTCTTGGACACGGGCCGGTTGCTGTTGTCGATGAGGAAGGACCGCTTGCCCATACCGAAATGCAGCGCCTACTAGACGCTTATGAAGAAATTGGCGATCTGATTGCGTCTACGCTGGCGACTGGCTATTCAACCGACCTGCCAGAAGACGTGGCCCGTATGCGGTGGAGGCTGGCAGAGATATTCCAAATGGTAGCTAAAGGAGAAGAACTATGAACTGGAAGCGCTACAGAAAAGCACTATTTCCACTGATCCCCGCTGCGGTCATTGTCTGGAATACTTTTCGCCCAGAAGCCGCAGTAGCTGAGCAGGAAGTTGTAGCGTGGTTCGAGCAGTGGGAAGCCCTGATCGTAGCTGCTATCGCACTTTCCGGCCCCGTCATCACTTACTTTGTTCCGAATGACGGGACTACCTAACCCTAACTTAGGTGCACAATGCCCATTGTCCCGCTTGACATACCGCCCGGCTTTTACAAAAACGGCACCCCGTACGCTAAGCGCGGGCGGTATGAAAACGGCAGTCTAGCGCGCTACCATGACGGCAGCTACCGGCCTATCGGTGGCTGGGTGCGGCGTAACGTGTCCTCGACGGACGAGCCTATTGCGGCGCTTGTTGCTGACGCTGATGACGAGACTGTCCGTGACATGATAGCTTGGCGTGACAATAGCCAAGTCTTAAACATTGTGTTCTTTTCAAACCTAAAAGTCTACCACCTTAGCGCTCTCAACGTTGTTACTGACGTAACGCCTGCCGGGTACACAGCAATTAACTCCTCAAAAGACGCTTCCTCAGATCGTGGTTACGGGCTGGGACCGTATGGTCTAGGGCCGTACGGTGTCACTATCGACCTAACAGGCGGAGAAGTTACTCCACCTGATAGGTGGTACTTTGACACGTTCGGTGAAGTGCTGCTATTTGGTGCAATTAACAACGATGACATTTATGAGCTAGACCTGAGCGATTTAAGTACGTCTGTGGTAACTAACGCACCGACAGATAACGCAGACATTTGTATCACAGAGCAGAGGCAGGTGTTTGTAGTAGGAGCAGACGGTGACCCTAGACGAGTGCGCGCGTCTGAGGTAGAGGACCGCACCCTATGGACTGCGGCAACAGACAACCAAGCCATTAACCGAGTTTTGCCGGGCGACGGGCTGCTGCTTCGGTGCATACCCGTCAATAACCAAATTCTCATTATCGGAGAAAAAGACGCTCATGTAGCTCAATACATCGGTCCTCCATATGTATACAGCATAGATCAGATCGGTGTTAACTGCGGGCCTATTACACCAAAAGCAGCTATCGGGGCGGGTTCTTTTGTCGTGTGGTGGGGCCGCAGAAACTTTTGGCTGTATGACGGTAGTCTACAAGAATTGCCTTGCGAAGTCATTGACTTTCTATATGACGACTATAACCCCGGCCAAGTGTCAAAAATCTCTACGCTAACTATTTCTGAGTACTCAGAAGTGTGGTGGCTTTACCAAAGCTCCTCTGCGTCCGAGATAGATAGCTATGTGGCATGGAACTACAAAAACAACGTGTGGCACACTGGCAGGCTAAAGCGCACCGCTGGCACCGATAAAGGAGCAACGACCCAAGAAATCATGGTGGACCAAGATGGTCAGATATTTAACCATGAACTCGCCGGGGTGTATCCCCTAAATGAGGGGGACGTATTTGTAGAGACTGGCCCGCTAGACATCGCAAACGGCGAAGTCAACATGGCGGTACGGGCCATCTACCCAGACACAGAAGCTCTTAGCGATGTGTCATATACTCTCTACGCTAGGCAGTTTCCTACTGGGACTGAGCAAGCAAAGACCTACACTGCTGCTAATCCTACTAAGACTAGGATACAGGGCCGGTCTATCAGAATGCGCGTTGATCTTAACTCGGCTGCTGCGGAACACGGTACAGTGCGCTTTGACGTTGCGCCAATGGGGACTGGTAAGCGGTGAGCAAGCAACTAATTCCTAACCCTCAGCAGTACCGCAGCCTAAATGAATGGGCAATGGCGGTACATCGTATGTCTGCGGCGCCTGCTAGGATAGACACAGATAACGACCCGTTGCCGGTGCTGCTGCCGCACCGTACTAGCACAAGAGACGAGAGGGCAACTACTGACGGCATCTTGCTATATGACCCAGACATCGGACAGATGGTTATGTCAAAAGCAGGTCTGTGGGTACCAATAGCATTGGATACTCCATGAACAAGCAGAGTGATATACAAGAACCTACCGTAGCGCACAATGTCATCGCGCTTATGCAGGACGTTATTAAGTGGAAGCCGCAGATAGAGCGCGCTTTGCGCGGTTTAGAAGACCTTTACAGCTTCGATGGAATAGTGTACAGTGTTCTACAAAATAGGCTGCACTTCTACGAGTTTGGAGAGTGCTGCGTGTTTATGGAACTCGACACTTTTGAGAACTGTAAAGTCTACCACTGCTTTTTGGCTTGCGGAGACATGGAAGAAATCATGTATGCTGAAAAGCATATCAACGAAGTCGCTAAGCGGTTAGGTTGCAAATACATGAGCATCGCTGGCCGCACTGGCTGGCCTAGGGTGCTTAGAAACGCTGGCTGGGAACACAAGCTCTCTGTCTTGTATAAGGAGACGTACTGATGGGTGGTGGAGGAAAAGGGCGCAGCACGACAACTGAGGTAGAGCTTCCTCCGGGGCTGGACGCTGCGGCTAATGAAGTATTGGGCGCTGCCTTTAACGCAGCATCGTTGCCATATAAACCTAATCGAGGGGTAACTATTGCGTCGTTCGCCCCGCAAGAAACAGCCGCTATCCGCGGGGCTAGCGCAATGGCAAGGGCGTTCGGCATCGCTCCCGGCACCGGAGCAGGTACCAAGCAAGAGCTAGGCATTCCTAGGCCCTCTACGACAGAGGGCGGCATCTCTGGCTACTCTACCGGCGCGCTGTATGACCTGATGCGGTCTGACAGTATGCAGCAAGAAGACATTGACGAACGCAATATTCTTCTTGGCAATATGCGCACCGCCGCAGATAAAGTGTACAAAGAAGGCTCGGCGCAAAACAGGGGCCTCCCCCAGCGCAAAGGATAACTGATGGTCAGCATCTTTCAGCGGTCTAACCAAGCCTTTAATCAAGGGCTAACCCTGCTCAAGCGGGGGGGCGCTACCCCGACTGCGCAACAAGCAAAATCTATGGCGCGTACTGCTGTAGGTCCGTCTCCGTATACTACTCGCGCTGCGGGCGCCGTCAGCACCGGAGACCCGTTCCTAGACGCGGCTGGTGGTAACTTGCAGAGCAGGGCGGCTGCTGGCGACCCAAGGTTCGGCCAAGCCTACTCAATGATCGCTGGCGCTGCCCCTGACTTAGGGGGACTGACGGCAGAGCTAGCAGGCGGTAATTCTCAGTTTGACCTTGCCGCAGACGGATACCAAACGTCAGTAGGCTCGCCTGCCGTACGCCGCACGATGAACCAATATCTGAACCCGTATCAGGATCAGGTTATTGATAACGTTAGCAGGAGGTTTGACGATAGGCGCCGCAATGACCTTAACGAGGTCCGCGCGCAAGCAGCTAGGGCAAACGCTTTTGGCGGCGACCGGCAGGCGCTAGTAGAGGCAGAGCTATACGACCGCTACGCTCAAGAAGAAACCGATGTTATTTCTGAGCTACTGAACCAAGGGTTCAACACTGCCGCTCAATTCGGGCAAGGGCAGCAACAGCTTGAGCAGGGTGCCGCAGCAGGGCAGGCTGGACTTAGCAGGGATCGCGTTAACCAGCTAGTGGCTAGCGGACAAATGAGTTTGGCAGAAGCTCAGCAGCTTTTGAACGCTGGCACAGGCATGGCTGACGTGGCCTCGGCAGAGGGCAGTCTTGACGTAGCTATTAACCAAGCCCTAGGAAGTATCGGAGCTTCCCGCGGCAACCTAGAGAACCAAGGCGCTGGCGTGTTGGCGGACATGGGCGCGCAAGAGCAGCAGCGCAGGCTAATGGCCGCGCAGCTATTTGCGCAACTGTCTGGACAACAAGGCAATCAGGATATCGCCGCCGGTCAGGCCCTAATAGGCGGGGCCCAAATTGGCACTGGCATGGGGCAGTCGGCACTAGAAGGTCTGGCAACGTCTGGTGCTGGTGTGCGCAGCATGAACCAAAACATTCTGGGGCAGGGAGCACAACAGTACGACGCTTACAGCAACTATCCGCTCAACTCTCTTCAAACCGCGCTTGCTGCTATCCAAGGCAACCCGCTTGCTGGCGGCGGCACTACTACTCAGACGAGCAACCCGGGAATGTTGGACTTCCTCAGCCTAGCGATGGGTCTGGGGTCTAGGGGTATGGTAGGATGACCAACGAGTACTATCGCGTAGGACAAGCTATCGCTGGCGCGTTCGCTGACCGCGCGCCTACCCCTAATCAAGGGGCAGCGCCTAGCCGCCCACGCACTAACATTGATTATGTGATGGGGCCTCGCCGCCCTGATCCGCCTTCTGAGCTTATTCTTGGCCCGTTGGCTACGGCTGCGGAGCAGGTGCTTGGGCCGGGAGCCACTATCAGAGTTAAATCTGGTGTAGGACAGCACGGAAGCCCGCGCCACAGGGACGCTGCTGGATACGCTGCTGACGTAGAAATTTTGCGTCCTGACGGCACGCTAGTTACTCTTGCCGACCCAGAGGCTGAGTTACTGGTCTACGCTGCCGTGGACAACGGCGTGACCGGCGTAGGTGCCGGGACCGAGTACATGGGCGACAGCACGTTCCACTTCGATGTGTTCCCACAAGATAGGTATAGCTCTGGCATGGATAATGCTTGGGGATCGTGGGGCAACGCTAGGCAGGACGAGATTGTTCGCCGCATCAGCGGGGGCGGAGACGCCGCGCCGCCTCAAGATGATCCGTTTGGTCTGCGGGAGCTAGAGCAGGAATATGGGCTTCCAGAAGGGTACTTGACTACAACAGCGCAGATCGAGAGCGGCATGAACCCCAACGCGCAAAACCCGAACAGCAGCGCAGCAGGGCTGTTCCAGTTTATCGGCAGTACAGCAGCGCAGTATGGTCTTACTAATCCGCTAGATGGACGAGCTAGCGCCAGAGCGGCGGCTGAGCTAGCAGCAGATAACCGCGAAGTGCTGCGTAGC